CAGCGTCGGCCATATCGCGAGCGCCGCGAGCCAGAGAGTCGAGTCCGGCTTTATTGTAACCGGTCGGCAAGTTACCGGCCGTCGGCGGCGTTCCGCCGAGACCACGTCCGAGCGATACGCCATCTTCGCTAACTGTATTCGGATGAAACGCGAATAGAGTCTCGTAGTCGACGACGAGACGAAGAGAAAGCGAAAATAGACGTCCTTGTTCATTCGTTATAATACTCTGGCCGACGTCGCTTTCTGGCCGCTTTAAAACTGGATAAAATCTATGCCATCTTACGAAGGCCGGCCGAGCGTATTCGAAGTTTAATCTCTTGTAAATCTGAAACTCGCCATACGCCGCTGTAATGTTATTTACGTTCTCGACTTTTACCATTTCTCGAATAAGGTTCGGCGAGCTTGTCTCGACTATCATATAATCGCCGACGCTCGGAACTGGATTCGCGCCAGTACCTAGCATATTTAAGAACGGCGGCCGATTGCATTTAAGAGTAAAAGTTCCGCTCTGGTGATTAGCTCGAAGCGGATAACAGAACGATTTATCTTCGTCAGCTGTAAAGCCGACAGAGAAGCCGCGGTCTAGATGGTTCTGTAAAGCTTCGAACTGATACGCCAAATCTTCGCCGAGTAACATTCTATCGCGCTGTATTGTTACTATTTCTTGCATACGACCGACGCTTCTCGAAATCGAGCCAGTCAGCGAAACGCCGTCGACGGCGTCGACTATCATATCCGAGAACATTTCGCCGAGCGCTTCGCCTATGTCTATCGTCACCAGCTGAGAGCCGTTCGGCTCTGGATAATAATAAAACTTTGCATTTCCCATATTAACGACCGCCGAAGAGATTAGAACTAGATACGCCGAACTTCGAATTAAATCGTATCTCGATTTCGCGAACGAGAGCGTCGACGGCGTTTCTATCGACGACGGCCGCGTTAATGTTTAATGTCATACCAGAGCCGGCCGAAGCTAGTTGTCTATCGGCGTTCTGGTTTCTCTGGCCGCTAGCCGGAACGACGAACTCGCCGCGATGTAGCATAGCGAGACCTTGTTCATTTCCAGTGTAACGAATACCGCCGGCCGCTTTCGGTAGAAACGTACCGCCAGACATGAACGACGCCGTCTTCGTCGGATCGAAGAAGTCGGATATCGCTTTCTGTCTCGCTTCTCTTCGACTCTCTCTCTCTTCTGGACTTCTATTTCTGAACGAGAAGAAATCTTCGAATACTTGTCGTAAGTTCTTAAAAAATAACTGAATACCGTCGACGAAGGCTTCGAGAAGTCCTAGCGCAATTTGTGGGACTACTTGTAAAAATATTTCCGGTAAGAAAGCGAGTCCGTTCTTTACGGCTTCGACTTGTAACGCGATTTCTTCTCTTCTCTCGGCTGGCGTCTTCTCGCCGATGGCCGAAAGTTGGCCGACGAGTCCACCAAATATAGGATTTATTAAAGTCGCTATATCCGTAAGCGAGCCAGTAGCCAGCGTAGCCGCGCCGCTGGCTATTTGCGAGCCAGCTTCTCGAGTATCAAATTCTTTTCTGACAGCTTTATTTATGGCATTTTGAATATTAAATCTATCTCGAAGCTGGCCGACTTGCTCTCGAAGCGTTTCGAGTATTTCAGAGACAGACATTCGAGAGACTTCATTTAAAGCCGTTCCGATTTCTAGTAAAGATACTTGTCTTTTCTTCTCGGCCGTTATCTTTTCTTCTTCTTCTCTTTTCTTCTTTAAAGCGGCGAGTTCGTCTTCGTTAAGCTTCTTTAACTCTTCGGCGGCCTTCTTTCGTAGATTTGCTTTTACGGTTTCAGCTGTCGCGAAGTCGCCGGATTCTATGGCCAAATCGGAGACGGCCTTTAACTCTCTGTCGAGAGTCGCTAGTATCTTTTCGCGCTGGTTCGTTTCTGTCGATAATGCTAGGTTCTTTAACTGGTCGGCGGCTCTTCTGGCGTCTTGTACTTTCTTTCGACGTTCTTCTTCGGCCTTTAACGCTCTTTGTTCTTGTTCTCGATACTTCTTCTCGAATTCCGCGTCGAGTTTCGCTTCTTCACGCTCTTGTTTTTGGCGTCGCTTTTCGGCTTCGGCGTTCTTTCTGTTCTGTTCTCGTATCTCGGCCGACTTCTTTAACGTCTCTTCGTATGCTTTCGCTCTGTTATCTACTACGGCCGCGTCTTGTTCTAGTAGCTGTAAGTTTTCGCGTAATACTTTCTGTTGTTCTAGCGCCGTCGCCAATTGAGCGCGCGCGCTCTTTTCGGCCGTCGTTTCTTTTCCGAACTCGGCTTCTTGTCCGGCCGCTCTCATGATGGCCGAAGGCTCGGAAAGTTTTCGCTCTTCTTTCATAGACGCGATTTTCTGGCGAAGTGCTACGACTTCTTCGCCGCGAAGCCGTAAACTCTCTTCTGTCGCTGAGATTTGAGTTTCGATAGCTTCTTTCGAACCTTTCGCGAACTCGGCCGACGCTCTCTCGGCGTTATTTAATTCGTTCTGGTATTGACTCAGCGAGCCAGTCAGCAAAGCGAGAGCCGTATTAGCCGTTTCGACGTCGTTAGCATACGTTAAAAGAGAAGCCGCCGCCGAGTCTATATTCGTCTGTTGAGTTTCGAGAGCCTTCGCCGTATCAGTTAGAATTTTTTCGAGTCTTTCGACTTCGGCCTTCGCCGCTTCGGCTTCTCTCTGATACTCGAATAGAGCTAGACCAGCGCCGATAGCGACCGTAGCAGCTACGGCGAAAGCCGGATTTAAGAAGAGCGTCATAGAACGGCCGAGACCTTCGACGACACTAGCACCGTCCGAGATAGTCATTAAAGCGCCGCCGAGCGCTGGATTCAGAACGCCGAGACCTTGAGCTAAATCGCCGAAAGCGCCGTCCAAATCGCGACCGGCTCGACGAAAGTTTCTAGCGGCCGACGTTCCACTCTTCGCCGAACGGCTGACTTTATCCATTCCAGCCGAAGCGCCTTTCGAACTCTGTTCTAGTCTATCGAAACTTTCGGCCGTTCCTTTCGCTTCTTTCGAAGTCTGGTCTAGTCCCTTCTTCGCCGAGTTCGCGTCGACTTTTAAAATGTAGTTAACGACAGTATCAGAAGCCATAGTATCCCCTTATCGCTATCTTACTCTATTTGGAAAAGTTTAGAACGGCTCTCGATTTCCCTTGTAAACTATTGTAAACTATTGTATACTCTTTGAGAGTCATAAACTCGTTAACATTCATTCATTCAAGGAAATACTATGCTAGACAATTTAGACCGTAACATAGTTCGCGACTTCGGCCGCGTTCGAGCTCGACTTCTTAAAGATGGTTCATTCAGCGAACTATTAAATCACGATATCCGCCAGACAGGAAAAAATAACTCTGTTCTCGCTACGACTCTCGGCGTTTCTCGCGCTTCTTTTCATAAATGGATTAACGGCTCTGTCGTTCCTTCTATCGAGTTTCTGGCCAGACTCGCCGATTTGATTTATCCGGATATGGCTGACGAAGTAATCGTACAATACGTTCGAAAGATACAAAGCGAAAGAACGAACTAGACAGAGAGAGAGAAAGTCGTTAATATATAAACGGTTAGCAATCTCGACGACGCGGCTTCGGCTTCGTCGTCGTTTTCTATTTTAGACAGTCGACATAGTCGCCGATAGAAATCATCGGCTGAACGCCGGACTTTTTATTCTTCTTTAAGGCCGTCGAAATACGCTCGCCGCGCGTTCGAAGGCATTGTATACAGAAAGACAAGTCGAACCAGTCTAGCCGGCGTATCTCGCTCGGTAATACGCCATAGTTTCGAGCCAGTATATCGACTAGATGAAAATACTCGGCGTCGTCAGCGAAAGGATTTAAGGCGTTCGCCGGCCTCCTTATGTCCTTCGAGAGCATGTTTAAGAATGGCGCTTCTGTCAGCTGGTGATAATACGCCTACCCATAAACGATTAGCGTCGGCGTTCTGTTGTTCTTGCTGTAAAACGAAATGTATTCTTTCCCACGTTTCGCCATCGTCAGCGCGTCGAGCGTGAGTAATACAGTTTCTAATAATAATGTCTTGATTTTCTGAAACTTTCGTTAGCTGTTCTGGCCGAATACGTTCTAGAAACTTGTACGCTCGTTCGATAGTCGAGTCTTCGACTTCGCTCTTCGTTAGTTCGCTTTGTAGTCTCTGAACTTCTGAAATTCCGCCTTTCTCATTTAATACATTCTGTAATAGAAGAGAGTTCGAGAGAGAAGCTCTTTCTATTTCGGCTGGCGAAAGTATTCGGCCGCGAACGATTAGCCGGCCATCGAATAACGGTATCTCGAAAAATGTACTCTTGACGGCTTCGCTTATGAAATCTTTTAACATTATCACTCCGATTAAATGTTCTATGTCATTATATAGACTTATTCATTTTCGGACAAGTACAGAGAATAGATTTCTCTCTCTCTGGCTCTCTGTACTGAAATAAAAAGTCTAGCTTCTGAATGAAGAAAACAGAAGCCAGACTAGAAAGGAATGTCGAGAGAA